CTGCTGACCAAATGACAACTCGTGTCAGATGGTTCGTTTCTCACACAAATGCATACCTCTAACCTCAAACTTGAGGGAGCCGAAATGCAAAGTTGCGTATAGTATCGAAGACCCCGATGATTCCGTCCAATGGGAAGAAATCCTCAGGGCTTTGGTGCGAGCGGTCCGGAACGGGACTCCTGAGAAGGAGACCATTTCCTGGACCTACGATCATGAGACACTCTGGAGCCCTCGCTTAGAGGACACCAGAGGTTTCAAAGTGAATCAGTTCAAGTGTAGCCAACAAACTTTCGTTAGTTTGTTGGCAACACGAACATACTGGTACAAGCGCCTACCGGCTAGTGGGAGACACAGAGTCAGAAAACTGTGTCTGGACACTTCCGGAAGGCTTTTTCTTCGAGACATTTTAAACACCGTTGACGGTGTTTTAATGTCACTGATCTTTTCATTCCCCGAGATGTTCCTTAAGGAGGGCTACGCCCTTTCTGACAGGATCACCTCGAGCATAATGATGAACTGCTTCCACAACTACTCGAACTTCCAAAAGAAGATCAAGAAGGTGCGGAAAGATGTGAAGAAGGCGATGTTGTCGAAGGAAGAGATTCCAATCGACGACAGCCTTCGCGATATGTCATTCCTGGTTCGACCTCTTCAATGTTTAAATACAATGGCGAAGTCGAGCTCAAAGGAAAAAATGTTTAGGACTGCTATGTTCGTCCAAACCAGGGCTACCGGTTTGGCCGGCAAAGAGCAAGTCAACGAATCAATTGAATCTTTCTTGTCTGCGGCTACGCAGAAAAGAGAGTTCAAGCCGAATGTTCTACTAGAAAGGTGTATCGATGAAGTGATTGACGAGTTACTCGCCAAACCCTACCTCGGCACTAATCCAGAATTCAAAATGTCCATGAGCACCTCTGCATGCAGAGAGAGCTCACGGGCAAATGAAGGGAAATTCGGGTACCTGAAGACTCTCGTTCGTGATGCGGAGGTTTCAATACCACCGCTGAAAGAGGGAATTCCAGGGACCCTTGGAAAATGGCTATGGCCCGAAGCAGCTGAAAAGCTGCTATCGGGCGATAGTTCAGTCATGGAAGTGAACGTCGCGGCTGTCCGTGAAAACGGAAAGGCGCGAGTGGTCACGTCAGGAAGCTTTTGGAAGGATGTGGCTCTACAACCGTTTAGCCACATCACACTCCATTTGATCAAACAGCTTGACAATCTCAGATCCGGACTCAAGGCATCGCGCCTTGGGTGGCGGTTCATTGAGAAAATTGTCAGGCAACCGAACGATAGAGGTGGGGTGAACTGGATCTTTGATTCAAAAGATCCAATTTACCTTTACACCTCGGACTGGGCAAAGGCCACGGACGCTCCCACACCAGAAATGGGGTGGAGAGTGACCGGGCGATTATTGGAAAAAGCCGGACTAGACCAATACTCTCTTGAAGTCGTCAAGAGGTACTGGCTAGGCCCTAAGAAATTGATGCTGAGGGGAAAGTGCGTGGGTACACTGGTTAACGGTATACCCATGGGCGATCCCCTCACAAAGACGAATTTGTCGCTCGCGCATCCGATCGCTGATCGGTATGCACGGTACATGCTCGGTTGCCTTTCGAAAGAGGAAGGAAACGGAGATGACACGGCGGCTATCAGTGACAACTTTCTTTACGGAAAGTATCATCTCGAAGCAGCAGTAGCGCTTGGCTATGAAGCGTCTCCCCAAGATGACGTTACTACGACAGATTGGGGAACATACGCTGAAGAATGGTTCCATCTCCCGACTTCGAACATAAACAGTACGAAGTGGGGAAATCGGTTCAAGAATTCATTGCTATTGCCGTACCTGGACACCCCCAAAATCAGGGTGTGTATAGGAACGCAAAAAGACAGGATTGACTTCTCGTCGGATCCAACAGGAAAAGTTACACTGTTAGGTCACGACCAGGAGTACTTCAAATTGAGTGATCCTGGACCACACCACACAATCTATTCGATTGCGTCTGCGTTCCAGGACATTTGTCTATCGACAATCGACGACCACCGTCCTCTGTTTTTACCGAGGCAGGTGAATGGCGTTGGGAAACCACCACCACAATGGTCAGTCGAGTCTTGGCTGAATATCATCTCCCGAAGTAGAACTTGGCACGCCAAGTACTATATCGCGGCGATGAAGGAGTTTTGCGAGGGAACTAGGGGTGTCACGGGTTACCGTGGTACCCTCAAAGAGTCAAACCACTTCTCATCAGAGACGATGGTCGAGATCTTTGAGATCCCTCTCGATGATCCAATCAGGAGGCTAATCGTTGTGCCCGCCGAAGAGCACGCCGAATGGCCCCCTGGTGTTTTGCAAAAGTTGGTAACCTTGGGCTACTTAGTTCCAGAATCTAAGTTGGCCAAGTATTACCTATTCCAAGAAAGGCTAGAAAACCTCGAACAGGACACGAAACGTGACCTGTTTGAGGTAGTCAAAGCCAAGATGATCAATCTCCCTGACATCGATTCTGTTGAAAATAACAGAAAAGTTGTAAAGAGATTTGTGAAAGAATTCAGAGATTACCCCTTCCTACTGAAAGGTAGGAGAGAGGAAAATCTCTATGCTGCCGCAGCAATTGACGGACTTGAGAAAGGAAATCCACTGACGGTTCCTCACTCATTCCCTCTAATTGCTAAGTTCTGCAAGAGAATCAGGCCGTCCACCCCTTACGAGGAGGATGGTTTGATACTCTATCAATGGTTCATGGGTGCGTTTAAGGCAAAACTGAAAGGTTGGCCTGTGGACGCACCACCTACTGACATACTCGAAGATGACCCCGTGATGATCCAAAAGATCAACGCTGGGGGCGCCGACGTGTTCTTGCTTGTAACAGATGATGTGAAATTGTACAGGTTAGCCCTGAACAAATTCCCAGACACCTGGATTTTCCGAGTTAGTCCCCTGGAGTATCTACAGTCAAATACATGGCTGATAGAACAAAAGGGGGCTGATGCTGATTACGACGAGGAACTGACCGAACTCTTTCAACAAGAATTCGGAAAAGAAAACTTTACCGTCGAAGCCTTGATTGACAAGGGTTCGGTGGAAAGCTACCTCAACAAATATTTCGAAGCGGACGGGGGAGTCTATTGGCAAACAATAGGCATCCCCTGGCGCAAATCAATCAAGCGTTCCAACATGGAGAGGAAACCTAGACACGGTTTCATCAACGCGCCGGAACTGAAGAGCTTTAAAGATCTTAGGTGGCCACTTTCCTTTATGGGAAGAGACACTCACCTTATCTTTAAACAATCATTGCAGACCTCTTGACCCCCTTTACCGAAGCAAAGGTAAGGGAAGAGATCAAGTCGGGTCGAACTCACAAGACCTACAGGTGGGTTAGGGCGAACTTTCGCTCAAGCCCCCCACATGGTCGAACGGCTCCCGTGAG